CTTCGCAAGCGACGCGATGAAGTAGCCCTGTTTCTCGGTGCGGATCTGTGAGCCGCCGATCGTCGTGATGCGAGTCAGCTGAGGGCGCTCCGATGAGGAAGCAAGTGTCCCCGCACCCCCAGCCGACACTCGCTGAACCTTCTCCATTTCTTCACGGGAAGGTCGTTCTTTAGATGCCGCTATGGGCGAGTTTTGGATCATGCGTCCGATGCTGGACGTCTCCGCGTTTTCGAGGAAGCTTGTCTTATTGACCAAGCTTGAGTTGCGGATCTCTTCTGCGTAGCCGGTCGCGATCACCTTCCCAGAGCTGTCGATCCCCTCGGCACGAAAGACGACGACATCTCCGTCGTAGTGGTGGATCGAGGTGAGGATCTGACCCTCTGGATAGGCGGCCCACCATCGCACAAGACGCTCGTGAACGGTCTCGTAGTTGTTTAGGTCAAAGCCCATCAGACGATCCTCCAGACGACCGCGTTCGTTCCGGTGTCGGTCTTGCGACGCTTCTGAGAGTCCTCTACGAGCCCCAGCTCGACGAGTTCTTGGCGTCGCTTAGCTGCGCTCGAGCGAAGAATGCCAAGGCCTTCCCCGATCTCGTAATCGGTGGCCTCTTTGACGCGCTGAAGATAGCCGAGGACCGCTTGACGTTGGCTTGGGCCTCGCTTCGAGGCGTTCCGGGCCGCTTGGCGTGGCGTGTCGAGATCCGTCTCCCGATGAAGCTTGAACGCGGGCTTGATCTCGGCGATCTGCTCTCGGTAGATGCCCAAGCCTCGGGATGGTGCGAAGAGCTCTAGCTGATCGCTCATGAGTGGGCCTCGAGGATCTGGATGACGCGGTCGAGTAGCGCGACGTCGGCGACCGGGGTCGGGTCTTCCAAGCTGAGCGAGTTTCGCATCGTGCGAAGACGCCGAATGATCGAAGCGTGAGGGTTCAAGATCTCGGAGATGAGTTCTCGCTGTGCGCGGCTCATGGTCTCGGTGTACGTGTCGGGGATGTTGCTCACTTTGCGGTCCTCCAAGGGTTCCAACCTGAGTTGAAGAATATGGCGAGGGTAGCACGGAGTGAGATTTCCGGATCGAAGAGGTCGGAGCATTCGTCGAGTACGCCTTGAGCTTGGAGCCAGCCGATCGTCCATTGACTATTTGGTACACACCAGAAACCGTTGATCTGAGTGAGTCCGTACGATCCGCCTACTGGGTCGGCGGCGTTGAATGCGGTCGGAGCGCAGGTAGGCCCTGACTCGCGGCTCATCACCTTTCGGAGCGTGTCGAGCTCTTCTTCTGGGAAGCCGATCGCTCGGGCGAGTGCGACAGCATCGTCACAGTTTGCGACGAGCTTCGGAATCGTGGTCGGTGGCGGAGCTGGAGCTTCCTCGTAGCCGTTGTCGATCCAGACGGTCGTCGAAGTGACGCTAAGAGGCTCGGAAAGGCCTCTAGGAGCCTCCCAGAGCGACGAGAACCCGAGAATGGCACTAATGAACACCCCGGCGACCTTGAGGGCTTGGAAGTTCATGGTGCGACCTCGAGGGCTACTGGGACGCCCCACGTGTCCCAAGTCCAAGATCGAAACGCGATCTGAGCGTCGAGGATCTGTCCGGTCTGTGGGTTGCGGAAGATCTGGACGAGCACTTGCTGTCCGTTAGGTAGGGAGCCGACGAGCGGCTCATAAGTGAACGTGGGTAGGTCTGCCATAAGGCTCTCCTTCTGTCGGTAATCCCACCATAGGGGATCGGCTCGAGTTAGTCGAGGATGCTTCCGAACACCTTGAGAAATGCGGCTTTGACGAAGATGACCGAGTCCGCGGCTTGGCTTGTGATCTCTACATGGAACCACGAGCCTCCGGGGGCTCCGTTGATCGTCGGCTTCGTGTATTTCTGCCACTTCTGACGATCGCATCGCCAGCCCCGCCCGTACTTTGTCGGGAAGTAATCAAGGACGGCCTCGACGCCGAGCGTGTTCGCGTTCTTGACGACTGTCTCGATGAACTTGAGAGCCTCAGCTCGATTCGCGGTCGGGTGCTCCTTGGTCTTGAGGAAGCTAAGATCGACAGCTCTTCCGGAGTTGTGGACGCTGGGGGTTCCGGGCTTGCCCTTCATGTCGCGTCCCGGCGACCAGCTCCCGTTGTTCCATAGAGCACCATTCGAGGCGTGGATCGCTTGACGGATCCATTCGTTCATGCCGATCCGCTTGTAAGCCGAAGGACCGTCGGCGTTCCCGGTGTACGGTCTCGAGCCGGCAATGTCCGGCTTCGCTGGAATGAGCGTCACTTCGAGGACCGTCCGAACGCTTCATCGGATGGGTTGAGCCAGCGAAGAAGCGGCGGCGCGACGGCGGCGATTCCGGCAGCGACAATGTCGCGCACGGTGACGTCGTTCGGTCGAGCAAGATAGACGGCGAGCGCGGCTCCGATCGCGGATCGTGCGTAGCTGGCGATCATTGACTTATGTTCCGGTTTCATGGCTGGCCTCCGTGATCTTCGAGGTGTGAGTCGATCTTCTGCTCGATACGTCCTAGAGCTCGATGGACGGTCCCGTGGTCTTGGCGGTTCTCTTTGCCGAGTTTATGAATGAGCGCAACGACCACAGAGAAGCCCCCACCGATAAGAGCCACCACAAGCGGAGAATCCATCGAGCCACTAGTCCTCGATGAGTGGCGGAAGATCCGGGGTCGGTAATGGCGGCGCAACGAATATGTCTTTCTTCGAGTCGTAGCTGTATCCGATTCCAGCAAACGTTCCTCGGAAAGTTCCGTTGTACGAAGTTTGTAGCCACGTACCGGGAAGCTGGAGCGTGTCTGCGATGAAGTCTTGACCGATCGGTTCGGTCGCCGGGTAAGTGTTCTCGGGTTCGCCGAGTACGTCGTTCGCGATCGCGATGACTTCTGTGACCGTGCTTGAGTTGTCGATATTCGCAAAGTAGCCCATTAGTAAGTCCATGTGATCGTGCCGGAGGCGTTGAATGTGTAGATCCGATAGAGGCCTGAAGTGGATACCGTCGGCGACCCAGTTGTCGTTGCGATCGGCGCTGCCGCAAGTGTGCGAACGATGACGACTCCCGATCCGCCCGATCCACCAGCTCCACCAGCCGATCCACCGCCCCCGCCGCCGCCTCCGGTGTTGGCTGTGCCTGATGGGGCTGTGACGTTTCCTGCCGTCGCACCGTTGGCTCCGCCACCGTTTCCGCCTGTGCTCGATCCTTCGCCGCCGCCGCCGCCACCTCGAAAGACCGCTGATCCTGTGATCGACGATGAGATTCCATTTCCGCCGTTGATCGTCGTAGTCGTCGCCCCAGCTCCGCCTCCGCCTCCAGCTGTGCCAAGACCCGCGCCGTAAGAGTTAGCTCCTGCCGTCCCCTGTACGGTCGGCTGAATGACGACGGTCGTTGCCGCTCCTCCGTAGCGTTGACTCGAGTCACCTCGGCCAGATGATCCGCCGCCAGATCCTCCAGCAAGACCGTTGCCTGCTGTAGTTCCACCGCCGCCGCCACCGAGAGCCGTCACGGTCGAAAAGACGCTATTCGATCCGTTAGCTGTTGCCGCACCGCCAGCTCCGACCGTGACTGTGTAGGAAGTTCCGCTGACTGGAATCAGACGAAGTTCAGCTGTGGTTGCCGCTCCGCTGTTTTCTCCTTGGACCGATGAGCGATAGCCACCCGCGCCGCCACCGCCACCGCCGGAGATGCCCGTTCCACCGGTCCCGCCGCCGCCGCCGCCAGCTACGACGACGTATTCGACGATCGGTGTGATTACTCCCCCGAAGGGAAAAAATATGAAAGATGACGCCGACTGAGCGTAAAGAGTGCCGCCTCCATACTGCGCCAATGCGAGAGATCCTGAAGTGTTCACGGTTGCGGTTCCGGCGGTGACGGTACAAGTACCCGCGCCGATGTTGTAGATCTTGACGATGTCGCCAGCGGTGAAAAGCGACGTATTGACGGTAATCGTGGTCGCGCTTGCCGAGTTCATCTGGATCACCGTTCCAGCGTCAGCGGCGACGAGCGTGTAGCTCGCCGTCTTGCCGCTCACGGTCCAATTGTAATCGTTCGCCTGTAGCGAATCCATCTGGGCGGCGGTGAGGATCTGCCCGGCTGTGAAGTCTTGTTTCGCCATGCGCCTATCCTAGGACGTTCAGCGCGTCGAGTGTGCCATAGGTGGCGTCATCCAAGATCAGCTCGTAAACGACGGTCGTAGGCGAAGTGTAGAAGGTCATTCGATGCCCGGTGGCGAAGTCGATCCGGTGCTCGATCCCTTCGACCGATAGCTCCTGAGCGAGACTTGTCGTGCCGACCCCGGACGGGAAGCTCTTCTCGATCGAGATCGTGTCGCCAATATCGACGGTCGCGATCGTGTCCCGATTCGCTGAGCTAAGCATCGGGAAAGCGGTTGAGACGTCGGTGTACCGGGCTTCCGGGTACGGCTCGAGTAGGTATTCGGCGGCGGCGTCGATCTGGCCTTGTACGTGGAGAAGGCTATTGGTGATCGAGTTCGTCTGAATGAAGTAGGTCGCGATCGAAGCCGGATCGGAATCGGTGGCTTCCTTGCCGTCTAACGCTTGAATGTACGCCCTATTGGTGACGGCGTCCGCCTCGAACGTGATGCCGATCGCGTCATAGGGGAGACTTGTCCCGTTATCGGTGAACGTTGCGACCGGACTGGACAGCGTCGTCCCGATGCGCGGCTGGAAGGTCAGGACCCCCGCGCGGCTCATGAATAGTCTTCCGAACTCAGATGTGTCGTTGATCTGGGCGAGGTAGGCGAGGACGTTCGTTCCTTGTGGCACGGTGTAGGCGCTGTCGTGTCCAAGATCGACGGTCCCGGGGTCGATGTTTCGAGCGGTCGGCCCGGTCGGATAGTCCACTTCTGGGAGATCGAGCACGGTTTCGATTCGTTCGCCGGATGTTTCTGGGCTGACGTTGAGCTCGTCCATGTAGGTCTGAGCGAGTAGATAAAAGTCGTCCGCGCAATAGACCGAGACGGTGTTCAAGCCGCCGAGCGTGAAAGAGTAGTCGTAGTTCACGACTCGCCCAACAAAGATGAGCTCGGGGTTATTGCTCGAGTCGAAGCGGTAGAGGCGGACGCGGCGGAGCGGTGCGAGTCCGGGGACGTTGGCGTTCTCGTCGAAGTAGGGCGAGAGCTGATCAAACGGGTTGAAGACGCCGTCGGCAAGTGTGTCGTTTAGCGTAAAGCTCATCGTTCCGGCGGCGAACTGGTCCCCGCTGTCTCGTCGTCCACGCTTGATCGAAATGTTCAGCGTTCCATCTGTGACGTCGGCGTAGGAGGTCGTCCCATCGAGCACATATTCGGTCCCGTCAAGTAGTCCGGCGGTCGGTGAGTCGAGCGTGAACGCGTCGAAGACGAAGCCGGTGTCGATCTGAAGGGAGTAGTTCCCGGACTGGACGATCGAGGTGGCCATTATGCGACGAGTATGTTCGCGGGACCGTTCTGGCGGTTGTAAGCCTTGATCGCATCGACGACGGCGCGACCGATCTCAGCTGAGGTTCCGACGCCGCCTTGGACGGTGATGTTGTAGGTCGCTCCGACGCCTCCGGCGCGGTTGAGTGGGATGACGGCTTCGGGTCCAGCTTCGCCGATCATGGCAAGCGTCGGTCCAGTGACGATGCCGCCCTCGGCGAGCATGGGGATCGACGGGACGGAGAAGCCTTTCCCGCCGAGTCCGGGGACCCAGTCCGGGATCTCGAATGAGAGTTGTCCGATCGTGTTGTTCCAGAGTCGGGCGACGGCGTTGAAAGCTCCCTTGAACGCTCCGACGATCGCGTCTCCGATCGCGTCGAAGATGCCGATCGCGACGTCTTTGAGTGCTCGGAAAGCGCCGACGAGGGCTTCCCATGCTTTCGTGACGATTCCGAACTTCTTCTCGAGGACGATGAGGACGGCGATAA